ATAACTTAAATTCAAAACTTGCCGCTCTTTCTATGCTTTGGAACAGGTATGTAGGCGTTGTTCTACCAACATAAGAAATATCTTGCCAACTAAAGTTAAATGAATCACTTATTCCCGATAGATATGCTCTAAATTGAAGAGACTCCTCTGCTGCTCCTGGCCTTTTACTACTAAATCTAAATTTAATTAAATCCTCAAAGGTGTCAGAATAATCTGCGGCCTCTGTGTTTTTCTGTTGAAACGTTCTACCCTCATTATTTACTACCGTATCATCGTATCCTAAATCAAATAGTCTATCACTTCTATCAGCCGTAGCTCCACCATCAGCAGTAGTTATCTTTCCATAATCTGCTCCAAACCTGGTGACCATATCTTTTCCGCCCCAAGGTAAACCTTCTGTGTCTCCACCATTTGGCTGCTGAAAGTTCTTATTATCATTAGGAAGCATCTCTCTAAAGTCCATTAGCTTGTGCCCTATTCTATCATCGTTTTTAGGTATTTGTCCATAGGCTAATGTTTCATATCTTCTTAGTCTCTGGTTTTGAGAATAATAAAGATTTCCTTCTTCTACTATTGCGAATGGAGAGTGTCCATCACTAGTCACGTAACTGCTATTATCAGGTTGAGCATCTTCACCTTCTGTTTCAATTATTGCGTTTAGTCTACTTGCAAGTTGAGATTGACCTGGACCTTCTGCGGTCATATCATCATAGGTGTTAGTACCGTTCTTGTCGCTATACTTATTTTCTGGATCCGGTGTATCGTATTGTCTAGCAACACTTGGGCTATTTATTGCAGTTTTATCTAAAGGATCTATCGAATTTTGATAGCCTTTTAAGAACCTAGAGTCCGCATATGTCCCTCCTGTCGCTTCGTGAGCACTTACCCCGATACCAACTCTAGATCTAAATATTGTTGTTCCGCCTATTCCATAAACTGAATTTGGACCAAAGAAGCCTTTGTCAGATAGACGTGCTATTGAAGCCTTTGACATTCCACCAGTAAGTGATGCTACGCCTTGTGCTATGGCTCCGGTTAATATATCGGCTTTTCCAGCACCTTTACCATCTGCGTCAGAAACAGATAAAAGACCAGATTTTAAGTCTGTCTGTAAAAATGCTAGTCTAGATTTTGTTCTAGGATTTCCTTTTCCAAGTGGAGTTGGTGTACCTGAAGCTGGGTCAAAATTAACGTCTGACTGATTGGTTAGTTCACTTGTGTCTGGTGAGTCAAAACCTGCCTCGCTAAGTGCCTTTTTTGCTGCACCGCCAGATGCTGCTTGAGCGGCTCTGTTTTCCATGCTAAATATATTATCTTCATATCTTGCATTTTTAGGTAGAGTTCCGTTTAATGGACCCAATCCATGTCTTACTAAGTGTATACCTATTGCATTAGTTAAAGATTGAGCAAGTGTTGGTAGACCTAAAGCATAGACTCTATTTGCGCCAATACCAATAACATTATCTATCTGCATCTTAGGATTGGTCAATTGCATTCCAACATTTTTAGCAATAAATAGTAGCCCTTTTGGACTAATTAAAAATTTACCTATTCTTAAAAAGTCAACTAAAGAACGGTTTATTGCTGTTCCTACTCCACCTCTAATTAAGTCTATACCAAATTTTGGTCCTGGTCCACTACTAAATAAACTCCAGTTGCTTCCAATATCTCTAACTATGAATGGTTGATCTGTTGCATTTCCAAAAGAAAAGTCGTTTCTAGATTCTTTTCTTAAATCTGTTTCACCCTTTCCAGGTATTTCTAAATATTGTTTTGATATTTTAGATTCAAAACTAGAATCAAAATATTGAGATTTTTTAGCCTGTATATTAAAATCTCCATAAGGACTTGTACCGCCAGCAATCTTAAACTGTTGGCCGACACTATCAGTTTTTCCTGGCGCTGATGAAGGAGTAACTTTAGCAAAAACTGTGTCATAATTTTGAGTGCCAAACCTATAACTAGTTGCCAATCCTTCTAATGTAGGATAGGTATATGTCTCTCCATCTACACCGATAAAATCACTATTTGACTTATGTATTTTACCGGTTGTAAATCCATTTTGGGCTATGTTTGGTATTGTATTTAAACCAAGCCCAATTTGTTCGTTGTATTGCTGCCTTGTCCAGGTTGAAGAATTACCAGGATTAGTTGTTGCCATATTAAACGTTAAATTAGGCATAGATCCTGCTATTCCTTTGAAATCACTTGCATCTAAATGTTTTTTACCGGTTATGAATCCAGTCATATCTATATCCGATAACCCATTTCTAACCTTTAATACTGTTGAAGGTTTAGCACTAGCAAATTTCAATAATGGAGAAGTTCCACTTATTCCTTTAAATTGAGTAGACTTCATTTCCTTTGTAAAGCCTGTCGCGTCTATATTAGGTGAACCATTAACTATTTTTAAGTCCGGTGTTGTGAACCCTGGTACAAAACCAAATGCTGATACTTGAGGTGCCGTCTTTTCTGGACTGGCCATATTATTGGCTACTTCTGGAGCAGTCTTTTCTGGACTTGCCATATTGTTGGCTACTTCTGGTCCAGTTTTTTCAGGTGTTGCCTCGAAAGGTTTTAATTCAGGTGTGAGCTTTTCTGGAGTGGCTCCAAACTGAGATATTTCGGGTCCAGTCTTTTCAGGCGTAACTATATTATTAGCTATTTCTGGACCAGTTTTTGCAGGTGTAACTATATTATTAGATACTTGTGGAGCAGTTTTTGCAGGGCTGGCCATTTTATTAGATACCTGTGGAGCAGTTTTTGTAGGGCTAGCCATTTTATTAGATACTTCTGGTGCTGACTTTTTAGGGGTAGCTCCAAATGATTGTATTTCTGGACCAGTCTTTTCAGGTGTAACTATATTATTGGTTACGGTTGGTGTAGTGAATACTGGACTAAACGTAAAGCCTTCAGGTTGTATGCCTATTTTTTCTGGCGTTGAAGGAGTAGGAAACACCTCTATTCCTGATTTTTCTTGTGTTGCAGCTAACATTGCAGGATTCTGTATCGCATCTATGAAACTGTCTAGTGGAGTTTGATTAACACTATTGTCTACTTCTGGACCTGAAAAATCAAACTGTCCTGCTCTTGGTTGAATAGCAGAAAACTGGCTTCCATTCTTTTTATAGAAAGATGCCAAATCTGTAGTTTCAAATCTATTTATTTCTGGTCCTTCTGCCATATTATGCTCCCGCTGGTCCTGCGTTTAAGAATTGTACTTCTCCAACCTTTCTACCATCTAGTACAACATTACCGCCTTGCTTAACAGCGGATATTAGTTCGTCCATTTTTTCTATTAGTCTTCCGTTTCCATCGTCGCCGTCTGCACCATCTGCACCATCAGCGGCTGCTTCTCCATCGGCTCCACTCTCTCCTCCACCAAAGCCAAACGTTGCTGCTACAGATGATAATCCGTCTCCTAATGCTGCAAGTGCTATTAGCGTTGGAAGGAATGGGGTTATTGCCATCAATCCAAGCGCAAAAGGTAGGAACGAAATTCCTAGCATTGTAAACACTGCGGCAAGTCCTATCAAGGCAGGTGCGAGCATAACTAATCCTATCAGTTGTTCACTCATTCCTCCCATCATTTCAAATGCAATTGCCATTTCTTGGAGAGCCTTTCCTAAGACATAAACTGCAGCTGCTACTATTAACATTGCTGCTGCTCCTGCTAGTATTGCAACCGCTCCAACACCAGACATCATGATTGCGCCAAGAAGTGCAACTGCTCCTACCAAGGCCAACATTGATACGACTGCCATACCAACTGCCTCCCAACTAACATTCATGAATTCTTGTACCGCTTTACCAAATACAAATACTGCTGCAGCGACTACAACCATTGCGGCCGCTCCCATCAAGACTTTTTTCATGTCTATTTTTGCTAAGCCTTTCATAAAACTAGTTGTTCCACCACCCGCTGTTTTTGCTGCAGCATCTACTTTAGGTTTTGGAGCAATATCCTTTGTTTTTGATAGTAAATCTTTACCTTTATCCGTTGCAGTAGTTGTAGCTTTTGACACTAGGTCCTTACCTTTCTGCTGAGCCGCGCCGGTTAATTTATCTGCTCCAGGTAAGGCCTTTGCTTTATCTCCCATACCTAAGAATTTTTTAACTATTCCAAGTCCACTCTTAGCAGTCTTTGAGACATCACCTATTGCCTGTTTCATAGAACCATAGGCTCCTACGGCAGTGATGATTGAGTTTACATTATCGGCTGCAAAACCAGCTATTCTCTGACCAATTGGAACCGCCTCAGCTGCAAGTTCTCCAGTCTTTTTAAAGTGCTCTAATTCTTCACCTTTAAGATTGGTTATTTTATCTTGATTAGCAAGCATCTTGGTCATTTCTTCTACGGTCATACCAGCTGCTTGAGCCGCTGCCTCTTGTTGTAGTACCGATAAACTTTGAAACTCTTCTACAGTACCAAATTGTTTAGCTAATTCTTTAACAACGGTTAAATGGTCTCCTTCAAGCGCCGCTCGTCTAGCAGTCTCTAAGTTAAGTTCTCTACCTAACATTACCTCTGCTTCCATTTCTGCGTTCAGTGAGGTCTCTATATCTAATAATCCTCTACTAGCAGAAACTAGTGAAGACATTTCAATACCTAGTTTTTTAGTTGCAACTGCAGTTAGTGCCATTCTTTTTGCACCTTCAGCTCCGAATCTTGCAAATTCTTCACTATTAGCTGCCATATCTGAAAGTACTGCTCCTGGAGCTACATCATTTGCTTCTGCTAATGCAATTGCACCAGCCGTTAATGCATCGGCTGCCTCTTCACTACCACCAGTTATCTCTAACTGTATCTTTCTTAGTTTTGCTGCCTCGTTTGCACTCATACCAAATCGTTCTGACATGATACCTACTGCCCTAACATTTGCTAATGTAACTTCATTAAGATCGGATGCTTGTTCTACCATTTCGGCTTGAGCTGCTGTGAAGTCCATCCCTGTTCCAGCAAATTGAGCATTTAATATTTTTGTCTGTTTAGAAAGCTTAAATGCTTCTCCAACCCCTATACCTAGATTTTTTGCTAATTCTCTAGTACCTATTATTTGACTAGCAATAACCTTAGCTATTGCTGCATTACGTAAAAAACTATTACTTAATACACCTAGATATTTAGTTGCGCCGTCTTTTATGCCTTTTAAGGCCTCTTGTTGTTCCTCTAGTGCCGTTTGTTGTTCATTTAGTATATCTCTTTGTGTTATTCCTAACCCAACCTGTTCAGATAGTGTATCGTTTATTTCGGAAGCTTTGTCGATCTGTGTATCAAGAGATTTGATGAGATCCTCTCTTACTTCATAGCTAAGTTCATCATTTTCTAATACCTCTTGAGCCAAATCATTCTTCTTCTCAATTGCATCAGCAATATCCATTTCTCCAGTAGCTATCTTAGAAAGTATTTCTTGTTCAAGGTTTGCTACATCTAGTCGCGCTGTAGCCCCTGCTAAATCTCCTGCTTCAAATGCTGATCTTGCCTTTGCGACTAGTAGGCTTGATTGGTCAAATCCAGAGATTGATTGAGCGACTACTGCCTTTTCTTTAGCAAACTTGGACATTGCAGCTTCAGTTTTTATTAAACTATCACCAACTTTGAGACTTTCATCTCTTGCCTTTTTCTCTTCTTTTAAGCCTTTTAGATATTCTTCATTTGCTTTTTTGTATGCTGCTACAGTCTCTTCTACAACCTTTTTTTGGTCCTCAACCTTTTTAACTATAGTATCTAGACCTTTTTCTTGGGCTTCAAGCTGTTTTTTATACGCTCTGGCTTCCTTTGTTCTTTTATCTGCAAAGTCTTGATATTTTGTATACATGGTCTCGACGCGTCTGACCGCATCGTCCATATTTTTGTTGAGCCTTTTTTGCTCATCATTAGCCTTTTTTATATCTTCGTACTTTGCCATTGAGTGTTATCCCTAGAGTCTATTCAATATATCCAGGTTTCGTTTTACAGCATCTGATTCTGCCGCTGCTTGTTGCAAATCTTGATAGAAACCGCTTTTCTTTAATTTTTTAAGGGCCCTTTTTTGAGATGCAACGCTCATTCCGTCTAAAATTTTTCCTAAAACTTTAGTAATGATATTCTCTTCTGTTAGCGTTGAGCGCACTTCTTTTCTGATTTTTTTGCGAAGTTCTTTTTCAGTCATTTATCGTCTCCTGATTTTCATAATTTATCATATATAAATATCAGAAAGTTAGAGTTTTATCTCTTTCGGGGTGCTCTTGGTCTAGGTGTTTTTTGCCTAGACTTCATTTTATCAACCTCTTCTTTCTCTTTCTTCTTAACTTCACTAAGTTTGTCAAGATAGAATCTTCTGAGGTGTACTGGCATGGTGTAGAGGTCTGACCACGTGAATCCCCCTTGTGAGTAGTATGCCATGTCAAATAATAGCTTGTGTAGAACGGCCCTGTAATCAGGACCCAGGCCAAAAAAACTTGACGGTCATTGGTAGAGCCACTTCGTGCTCTTCACCATCATCCTCACCATAATAAGAATAGGTAAGGTTAATATCAGGAGAAACCTCTTTTACTCTTTCTCTGAAAGCCATAGAGTCTCTAGATAAGAATTCGTTATCTACAAATTTAGATATTTTTATTCTATCTGTTTCGCCATCTACTGATAATATCATGTGTTTTAACCTAGTACTTAGTTCGGGTGACACACCGGATATTCTGTTTGAAGCCTTTTTAGCAGCCTTTATAGAATCTGCTATCTTTTTATCATCACCATGTGTTAAAAGCTTGAATTCAATCATTCTTTTGGAAGCTGGTAATTCAAAAGAAAACTTATTTGACCCTTTCTCAAAGTTTTCAGTATCAAACCCTGTATTTGTAAATAGAGTAAGGTCTATATTTTCTTTTTGAACGTGTCCTGTCTTTGGATTAGTCAGTTCAACCTCATAGTCTTTACCATAAGCTAATACCCTTGCTGCTATCATTATAGCATTTTTATCGCCAACCAATAAGTCGTTGTAATTTATAGGACTAACAATCAACGATCTTAATAATACATCAATAACTGTACCATTCTTAATAAGGTTTTGAGAAGTAAGAATATCTTCTTCTTTTGCAGTCATATATTTAACATCCACCTTTCCTGAAGATAGTGGGTTTGACTCTGGGTATAACAATCCCATACTAGGTAATTCTATCGTCTCTGTTGGAAACGGATAATCCTTTGCAGCACTTTTTACTGCGGCACCTGCCTCTTGAATTGCTAAGTTTTTAATTTCTTGATCTGTTAATCTATCCTGTCCTGGATAATCTGGGTCTACTACTTTTCCTGACATAACGTTTCTCCTCTATTTTGTATAACATATATAAATATATATTTCCGCAAAAAATAAGTCAAAAAAAGACCCTAAGTTATAGGGCCTAATTTTTGTTGTATATTTAGAGGTATTATTAGAACTGTAAGATCCAATAGTCACACTGTATTTCCATCGTAATTTCGTTTACAGCGTTTGTAGCGGTCCAGTCAATTGGTCCAAAGTCAGCACTTGTGATATATGCACCTTTTCCTGTCCACTCTTCTACTTTATCACCTACTGGTCCAAGTACATTGATTGTTACATCCTTCTTATAGAAGTCTGCATAACCATCTCTACCTGTTACAGATTCGTGGTGTAATCTTACCCATTCCATTACAGATTGCGCACCTGAAGGAACGATTGGATCGTAAAGTGTTAAACTAATTGGGCCCCAAGTACTCTTACCTTTCACGTACCTAGAAACATTGATGTGTTGTAATTCTACAGTCTCTGTTGTAAGTACTGGCCTTGCAGCTGTTTTGATAAGATACGCTGGTATACCATCAATATAGAATATAAATCTATTTTGCTGTTTTGGCTCAAAGGCCGTAAACATTATTTCATTTGGGTCGACTAGATTTGCCATTTAATTTTCTCCTCTATATATAAATATCACCTTTTCTAAATTTTATTCTTCGAAAGAAGCACCAGTTCTCAAGATGTTGAAGTCTACAATGATAAATTCTGCAGCTTTTGCTGGCTGTAAGAATATTTCACCCTTCATTTGATTTCTATCAATTACATCTGGAGTATTGTTAGTCTCGTCCATTACAACTTTGAACGCGAATAAACCTTGTTGCTGTTGTACTGTTTCAAGATATGGATTAACAATGTTTAAGAATCTATTTCTTGTTGCAGTAGTGTTGTTTTCGAATACTAAATATCTTGTAGAAGATGCGATGAACTTTTTAAGTTTTATTAACAACCTTCTAACGTTAATTCTGTCTAATGCAGATGGTTTAGTTTGTAGAGTTTTTTGACCCCAAACACATACACCTACCTGAGGGAATATTGCGATTGGGTTAACTTTACCTTCATACAATTCATCTCTCTCTGCGTGAGTTAACCTAGAGTATGGCTCAGTCACAGTAGTTAAACTTCCTCTGTTTAAACCTGCAGGAGCGAACCAAGGGAATGCAACTTTATCGTTGAAAGAATAAACTCCTGGTACAACTACTGATGGTGGTACAAATAAGAATTTATTTACTGTTGCATCAAATACTCTAACCCATGGATAGTACATAGCTGCATAGTTTGTATCAAAGTTAGCTGCTTGAGTTACTGCAGAAGCTACTGCTGCTCCAGTAAGAGAGTTAACGCCATCAACTACGTAGAATGCATCTCCTCTGTCTTCACAAACCTCAATTACCTTTGTACAAATATTTGAAGCATTTGCAGTTAAAATACCTGGTGTAACGATAAGGTTAATATCTATCTCATCAGGATTAGATACTGTATCTAAAGCTCTCTTATATACTTTATATCCTTCAGCCGTTGTACTTGCAAAGCTGAAACCAAAGCTGTTTCCAGAAGCTAAGTCTTTTCCTATTGTTACCTGTTTTGCAGGGTTAACTCCATCAAATCCTCCTTGGAATGCTAGAGTAAATCTCTTCTTGTGTAATGTACTGTCTAAGTTTATCTCTCCTCCAGTAGATCCGTCTGTACAACCAGATAGTAAGAATTTTCTGTTATATCCTGTTGCACCGTTATCAGAGATTGGAGCTAAATAGTTATACATACCATTGTTTAATATGTCTTCATTAAAGTTGAATCCATAGTAAGTAACTGTATCTGTAGCTAAACTTCTTGAAGTTATCAATGCCGCTTCTGGGTAGTATGCAGTTTGGCTATCGTCAGCTCCTACACTTGTTAAGCTAAATGGAGATATATACGGCTCATGTCCAAATGGTACTAATTGGTCAGAATAAACTGCATTTCTAACGTTTTCGTGTACTTCTACTCTTATGTGTCTTGAAATGTTTGGATAGTCTCCTGTAGTTAATATTTTACCATTTGCGTCTGAACTAACCTCTCTATCACCGATTAGTCTTGCTATATAATTAGGTGAATTAGGGTCTAAGTTACAGTTTGCGTATGATTCAACAGCAACAACTTTATTGTCAGTATCATCAATTTTTCTAAGCGTTACTGAGAAATTACCGTAATCTTGGCCACTTACACTTCCAGCTTTTTTGATTGCAACAACACTAACTTTATAGTATCTATTTGAAGTAGTACCATGAGCCATCGTGTGGAATCTAAATAGTGGGAAGTTATTTCCATTAGAAGTTTGAGATATTACCCATGGAGTTGCACCCGCTTTAAACGACTTTCCTGAAGTTGTTGAATTTGTTCCTGCAACAGATGTAGGTGTTGAGTCAAAATCTATTGAACCAAGCGATGCACTTACTCTTGTGAACTGGTATCCACCACCTTCGTTAGTAGCCTTTGCGCCATACGATTGTGAATTAAATATCGAGTAAACATACGATGGAGAACTAGCGTCACTGTGTGCTGCTGTTGGTAAAAATTTACCTGGGTCTGTTCCAACTAGATTTGGTATGTAGTTGGCATTTGTTTTATCAAAAGAACAAGTATTACTTGTAGATGATAAATGGTTTGAATTACCAAAGAATTTAGTAAGTGTTAGGATACCATTTCCTGTTAGTGCACCACTAAATGACTCTCCAACCAAAGTATCTGCTGTACCTCCAGCTAATGTTACTTGGGTAGAGAAGTCAGAAGCACCTGAACCTGTTTGAATTCTAAGATCGTTACCTGCTGTACCTCTTGTCGATGCCGTTAAATGTAAAACTGCACCTTCTTGGTTGGCTGTTATTGTTGTTGAGTGAGCATTTATTTCTGCTGCTAATTGAATAACACCGTTAACAAGTGTATTTGAACCAGTATGAAAGAAGAATATGTTGCCTGTATCAGCTGGTAACGGATTTGATGCAGCCATGAATCTAATCTCATCACTATCAGAAGTTCCAACCTGTAGCTCGAAGTCTGTTGGGAAAGCAGCGTCATCAAAGGCTATTGTAAGGCTTCCTGTTGCCTTGTTTCCTGGTGATATAGTTCCATTAGTAACTCCAGACTCTGGCATTGTACCGTCTTTGACTGAAGTATCTCCAACTGTTGAAGCATGTAATACACCTAAAATGAATGGACTAGTTGTTGCATTAACTGTTGAACCTGAAGGACCAAGTGATGAACCAGATGCCACTAAAAATACCTGACTACTTACATTAAATCCATCTAATCCAAGAGTTCTAACTATAGTAACAACTCCTGCATTCTTAATATATTCTTTTACTGTGAATGGTACGTAGGTACCTTTTGTGCTACTACCAAACTTAAGTTCAAATTCATTCATTGAACGAACTTGCGTTGGTACAAATGCTGGGCCAGATTCTGTATTTCCTATGATTA